TGGATCTGCAATGCACCCTGTACTTCCTGCATCTTCTGCTGCTGGATGCCACGCACAACGTCCTGAGGGCTAGTCTGGCTGCCACGGCTCACAGACTTGAGAAGCGCGCCAAGGGCTGACAGCTTTTCACCGCCACTCAGCGTACCACCAAGGTTGCCAGACATAATCTGGAGCAAGCGGCTCGTGAGATCGTCTTGACCAGCGCCAGTCGCTGCCGGGGTTGCTGGCGTTGGGCTAAGAAACTGCGGCTTGTAGTTTTGCACAGCCCGAGAGCTGAGAAAGGATGTTGGATCAATTGACATTAGATTTTAATCCCAAGAGCTTTTGCAAGAACACCAGCCGTTGAAGGTTCAAACAGCGACTTAGCTGCACCAGCAACGCCGAGAATGTTGCCAGCAGTGCCAAGGAAGCCCTGACCGGGTGTCGTCGTCTGCGTTGTGGATGACGTTGTGGCAGGAACGCCGCTGATGCCAGACTGGAGGATTTTAAGCTGCTCCAGCGGATAGCCGCGCTGTGCAAGGAAGTCCTGATACGCCAGATCGAGGTTCTGCTGGGCCATACCGCGCTGGGCCTGACCGACGCCCGCAAGCATCTGCTGACGTGCCTGTTCCTGAGACAGTGCCTGTGTTCCGAAGCCTGCCAATGCGCCAGCGCCCGCAAGTTGTTGGCCGGGAAGATTGGACGCCAGACCCGCAGCCTGACCGTAGCCCTGCTGATAGAGGTTCGCCAGCGTCTGGGCAGTATTCAAATCCTCTTCGCCAGCAAGTTGCGCTTCATAGACGCCACGTCGCTCGTTACCGAATGCACGAGAGGCTGCCAGAGATGCCTTGGTCGCCGCATCACGCTCTGCACGGGACTGAGCAAGGCGGCGCATTGTCGCGTCGACCACGTTTTCCTGATAGGGCGACATAAAGCCCTTAACGTCAGTCTGGAACTGAGCAGGAGAGTACCCAGCGGCGCGCTGTGCAGCCTGTGTAGCCGTTTCAAGCTGAGGAGCGCCTATGCGGTTAGCAACAGCCTGTTCAGCCATTCCAAAAGCCTGCTGTTCCTGCGGGCGGAACTGAGCAATACGCGGCCCTTGATAGGACTGATACGGGATCGAGGACACTTGCTGCGCGGCACCAAAGCCACGGGTCAGCAAATCCTGAACAAATGGGTTTAGCTGCTGCGTCGTTTGCTGCGTTGCAGTCTGACCGCCCTTAGACATACTTAAAGCTCCTTAGCGATTGTGGTGCAAACCTCTTGCCACCCATCGCCCGCGAAAATCTTAACCCAACCCCGTCTACCAGATATTGACATGGAATTACAGCCTATAGTGACGGCAAATGCTCGCACAGAACGCTCCATCTCCAGCAATTCATCCAGATTACCCCCAGCAAGGAAAATGTGCATCACCTTCTTGCCCGGAAAGATTTGTATCTCAGTCACAACAGCCGACTTCTCACCCGGCCATAGCTGAAAGTTCCCAGTGACAATCCCATCCCAGATGTCGCGGATGTTATGCGTCCCCTTGGTGTATTCCAGCGCCGCCTTGATATACGGCTGGCAGCGCATAAACTCTTCAACCATCACTGCTGGACCTGCGTAACTGCGACATGGGCCGTCGGTGCAGATGGAGCGAAAGCCGTTGCCGTTACGTTCGTCGGCTGCAAGCCTGTGTCGTCAACCGCCCAGAACAATTCGACGTAATCGTTTGCGCCCAGTGAAACGAAGTCGTTGATAGCGAGGACTGAATAGCCGCCACTGTCCTTCAATGATCCGACAGCCGTGCTTGAGCCGATATTGGTCGTGCCGTTTTTCTTGAGCCACATCCAAGCAGACTTGGCGTTCGAGTTGCCAGAGGAAAACTGGATGCGGGCGGCGAAGTTGTAGAGGCCGCTGTGGGCTACCGTCAGGCGTGTTGTTGGGCTTCCGGTTAGGGAGATGCCTTCCGAGATTACCGTCGTGTCCCACGCCAGAGCGTAGGCTGTGTTCGCAGCGGCCGGTGTAACTGTCGTGTTGTGGGTGAACTGGCCGAAATAGTATTGCTGCTCAATCGCAGGCCGGACGAATATCTCGCCGTCCGTCGTTCCGACCTTCAGCACAGCCGCGACCGGAACCACGTTGTTCGGCGCTGTCGGCTTTATATTTGTGAGCGCCCCCGCCGTAGTTGGCGAGGCATAGAGAAGGTCGCCGACAGTGAAGCCACTTGTGTTGATCCCGCGAACGTGGCCGAATGTTGTGCAGTAACCAACTTCGCCGCTGTCGGGCAGGTCGTGCGTCAGAACGCCGAGAATGTACAGCGTAGGCGTCGAGCCATCGGCGAGATATTTTGAAACCGAAAGAACATTGTTCGCACCAACGCCAGCGAAACCTACGACAGTACCATTTGGAATGGTGCTGCCGGTGCTGTTCTGCACGCGGGCGAACGTCTCCTGCCCGATCTGCTGAACGACATCATACTCCATGCCGAGATCGAGCGTTCCGTCAATCGTGTTCCACGACAACGAACCTTCTGCTGGCGTGTGCGTGTCCGTCGTAATGAACGAGGCGTCGGAGACAATCAGCTTGGCGGGTTTATAAACGCCGACATCTTGGCCCTTTGTGTACGCGGTGTTGGCATTGAGTTCGATCAGCCGATTGCGCTGCGCCTCATACGCTTGACTATAATCAAGTGGTGCGGGCGGTAGTCTAAGGGTCATCGACGCCCACCCGGAATAGCGTTAAGCCGCATGATGCCCACACGCCAATCGACGTTGCGTGCGCCATCGACGCGCATGTTGATCTGCCGTCCATTGAAACGCACCGACGTTGGGTTGTTTAAGGAGTACGGCCCGTAGGTTGTCTCTTCCCCGTTCGGGTAATACTTCTTAATGAACGTCGCCGTCACATCGCCCTGTGTCCGCTCGTCTGGGATCAACTCGTTGATGTGCAGAATACGGTCGCCTTCACCAATCTGGATTGGCCCAGTCTCGGCGAATACATCACCGCCACCGGGACGGACGAACGCAAACTCATGGTCGTAAACTTCGCCGCTTGGCGACCACCACATTGGGTAGTTGAACACGGTCTTGTCAACGCCGCAAGTGCGCGCCAGTGTACCGATGGCCCAATGGTTTTCTTGGAAATTCCAAACGACATAGCGGTCGTTCTCTGTCGATGACGCAGATGGGTAGAACCACCACACTTCGCCAAACTCTGTATTCGGAACGCAGACAATCTTAGACCGCTGAGAGTTGTTGATGTTGGAGAAGATGTAATCTTCTACGTCTGACGGCAGCGGCTTAACGTAACCATCATACATGAAGAAGCCACGGTTGCCCATCCAGACAGCCATGTTGTCGAGAACAGCGATAGCTTGGCGGGAGATGATACCGCAGTTGCGGCCTGCGGTTTCGAACTGATAGGTGAACGGCAAACCCACATATTGCGCAACGTGCGCGTCTACGTCAGTCAGAACCAGCGTCTGGCCGCGAACACGACGAGCGCACATGAGGCTGCCCGGCGTTGTCAGGATAAAGCTACCGGCAAGATTTGTGGACGAGGGTGTCCAGACAGTGTTGTTTTCAAGATCGCACCACGCAATCTTACGCGGATTGCCGTCGGCTCCCAGCGCGAAGATCGAACGCTCGTCGGTAACGCAAAGGCCGACGCAATCCTCTGGGGAGTTAGCGATCTGCGCTGCGGGTGTTGCAGGAGCTACATCGTCCAACTGCCATTCGTACAGCTTGCCGTCCGACGTGGCGCAGGCCACAAGATACTCGCCCCAAGTGTCGAGGCTCCATGTGGTTGCTTCGGTAACCGGGCTAATGTCCGGACGCGGTGTCCCGTAAGTATAGCTGCCGTAAGTAAGGTCGCCGTAGCCGGTGTTGTCGCTACCGTCGGCTGGGCCGGGGACATACCCGGCGGGTGTGATGTCAACAAGAACACCAGCCGAGGTCATGCTGTAGAGTTTTGTGTTAGTCCCTACGCCAAGACGGCGAGTGCCATCGTTTGAACGCCATGCAATCGTAGAACGCGGAACACCGTTTGTGGCGCTCGTAGTACGAACGCGCCATCCACCAATCGGGCGCATTGTCCCGTTATGCCAACGCACAAGGTTGGCGTCATACCACCGCCCTGCGGCCTGAAGTTCAGTGCCGTTGCGATATACGCCGGGTGGTATTGAAATAGGGATCAGTGTCATGCCGGTGTCCGTGTTGAGGCGCTTGGCCCTTATATCACTTATTTGGGATTTTTACAGCCTCTTCCCATGCTTCTATTGTTCGGCGGTGACGCAACGCGCAGTCACCATATTTAGCTAATATATCAACTTCCCATATAGCGCGCTCAGGATCAATAAGCGTAGCTGGTGGCGAGGGAAGCGGCGGGCAGTTACTCGCTAGGTTCGCTGGCGGCTGCGGCATTGGCGCGATTGACGCCGCTTTCGAGCAGCCCGATAAGGCGAGGGTCAGGAGCACAATCAGCAGAAACAGCAGGCAAAGTCTTGTATATCTCGCGGATGGTTTGCTTCTCTCCGGCGACCACCACATCGGCTTTATCTCGTTCGGATTGGTAGAGCGTTGAAACCTCATCTATTTGTCCTTGCATTTGCTGGCGCTGCTTCTCAGCTTTTTCCAGAACCGCAGAATACGCGGCATCGCACTGCCAGTCTTTGACCTTCCACCCGGCGGTAAGGCCAATAGCAAGAGCGCCTGCCGCCACATAACCCATGAATGGATCAATCCGCACCATTTATTTTGCCCCATTCTCTCACCGCAAATATAGTCGCACAAGATGCAATCGTAGCCGCCAAGTCCGTAAGGGAGATTGGCTGGCTGGTAACAATGGGCAAGGCTACCGCATTTACAATAACACCGCAAGCAAT